TCACCAACAGGCGGTAGCAATCTGGTATATGGATATCAGAGATTAGAGACACCATCTACCGCAGCGGTACGTCAGATTAATTCTGAGTATTCACCAAACGAAGCAAAGAGAACCAAATGTACAGCAAGTCCGGTAATTCTTGGCGGCTCTTTCCAGATTGACCGTGTGATCGCTCAGACATCTGGTGCTATTAATGAGATGAATTTCCAGATCAAAGAGAAAACAAAAGCGGGAGCAAATTATTTCCACAATTTGGTTATTAATGGAACATCGGCATCTACTGGTACAGGATATGTACCTAATACCTTTGACGGACTTAAAAAGATTTTAACTGGAAAATCAACCGAGATGACAACTGATATTGACATTTCAACATCTGCATTATTAGACAGCAATTACAACGCATTGCTTGATGAATTAGATACATTCATTGCATTATTGGCTGCAAAACCAGATGTGTTAATGATGAACAGTAAGATGCTTACAAAGGTGAAGTCTGCGGCACGTAGAGCAGGATATTATGACAGAAATAAGGATGATTTCGGTAGAACTGTAGAGACATACAATGGAATTATTCTTATGGATGCAGGACAGTATTACAACGGTTCTACTACAGAAGATGTTGTTTCAACATCAGCACCGGGTTCAGATACGTATGGTACAACTGATATTTATGCAGCAAAACTTGGACTTGATGCATTCCACGGAATTTCCGTAGATGGTAGCAAGATGCTTAAGACATACCTTCCAGATTTACAGGCACCTGGAGCTGTAAAAACAGGAGAAGTCGAGTTGATTGCTGGAGCAGTACTTAAAAACAGCAAGATGGCTGGTGTGCTGAAAGGAATTAAATTATTAGGCAAGACTGCCTAAGGAAAGAGAGGGAGCTTGATATGCCTTATATTGATTGGGAGCATTACAGCTCCCTTTATACGAATGTTCCGGAAGATGATTTTCCAGCATTTCTGCAAAAAGCATCTGCTAAACTGGATGTACATACCCATATGAGGGCGAGAAAGTTTGAAGATACTTATGACGAAGCATCGGCAACGTACTTTCAGAAGCAGGTGCATGTGCAGATACAGAATACCGTCTGTGATCTGATAAATGCACTTTATATGCAGGAATCTACTGGGATGGGAACAGGAGTTTCGTCTGTAAGCAATGACGGGTATTCAGAATCATATAAGATTACTACAGTTGCAGAGAAAGAAGCGCAGCTTTTATCAATTATAAGAAGTGGTCTTTCTGGTACGGGATTGGCAGGTGCGTTATGAGTGGATTATTTACCGATACAGTTACGATTTACAATAAAATTTCTGATTCAGAATGGAAAAGAACAGTTGTAAAAGGCGTACAGTGGTCTGATAAAACCGAAAAGAAAAATGAAAATGGTAAAATCAGCATTGCACGGTATGCGTCTGTGACGTTTCCAGTTGGAACTTACAATGGTTTATCACTTAATTCTTATAATGAAGAGGATTGCCTTGTATATGGAGAAGTTGAGGACGTTGTAGAGGATGTCAAAGGGCAAAGGATTTCTGATTTGATGAAGAGATATCCAAAATCAGGAATGATACAGTCAGTAAACGATAATTCCAATCGAGATTTTTGTAAAAACATTAAGGTGGTGGTGGCGTAATGCCTAATATGTTTCAATTTATCTGTGATATTCCTGCGGTGATAAAAAAACGAGGACTTGAAGATAATGGAAAAGTTCAACAGTTTATTGATTCAGAATGTCTTCGGCTATGCGAACCCAAAGTACCAAAGAGGGAGAATATTCTGATTGAATCCGGTCATTTAAATACTGTAATTGGAAGTGGACAGATAAAGTACCGCACACCTTATGCAAGGCGATGGTATTATAT